ATTACAAAATTATTCCAAAATTGGCTGACGCTTTTGCCCAAACATATTGGATTATAAATTCTGATGGGACTATTACTTCTTCATGTATTGAATCCGACCCTGAATTTCAAGAATGGCTAGCCGAAGGCAACGAACCACTACCCGCTGATGAACCATGATTATCTCAGTTATTCGTCCAATCCTTTTTAAATTCCTGCAATCCGATCGTGTCAAGGCATTGATCGTTGAGATGTTGGAGAAACTTGCTGAGTCAACTGATAATGATGTTGACGACAAAGCAGTTGAGTTTATTCGTAACGGGTTGTTCCCGACTAAGTAATGGACTTGGGAGAACCTTTGGTCTTCCCGCACATTACCATTCCTGAACCGTTACAACTACCGGTTCCTATATTAGAAGTACCACAGGCGGACGTACCTTCGTATACCCCGCTTGTGGTGCCTCCTAGCGACCTTAGACCCCCTCCAGGTGTAAGCACACCTAACACACAGGAAAGGGCTGCTCCAGAGCCTCCTAGGCCCCCTGTAGCGCCTATTACACTTCCTCCAATTCCACCAGAAGTCAGACAAGTAGAAATACCAGCTACTGACATTAAGATTCCTGTTCCTCAAACAGCCATTCTGGTGACTGCTGCAACGACAGCAACCGTTTCTGTTGCTGCCACTCTTACCGCCACTGCAGTATTTAAACGGTTAGTCTCCTTAATGAAGCCAATTATCAGAAAGATTCTAGCCAAAAAACAAAATGCAGAAAACTAAAAACTTTGTACATGACTTCTTTAGTGAAATTGTCAAAGCATTAGTGCTTGTATGGAGTGCAGGTGTATTAACTGCTTCATACATGGGTATGTTACAAAAAATGGATCCTACGTTTGTAGCGTCTTTGCTTAGCGGAACGCTTGCTTCGTATGGTATTTCACGGATGGACAAAGACAAAAAAGAACAACCATGAAAAAACTATTCGCCTTACTTTTTCTATTGCCTGTAGCTGCTCAAGCACAAACTGTTACACCTAATTTTACACAAGGTAGTATGCAATCTACTACCACAACTACTGTTAATATTAACCGTACCATTGCAACTGAAGTGTACGGTGGAGCTTATAAATCATGGTCTGGAACCAACGTAACACCCAGTGGTTCAATCGAAGATTCTTCAACAACATTTTCAGTAACCACCGCTGGCAATCCCTTTCAACTGGAGATTACGGAAAGAGCAGCAGGTGTAATCGAAACAATCGACGTAACCGAAACTATCCAGCAAGTCTCCACTACTACCTCGCTGTCAGTCTTCTCACAGTAACCGCAGGTTACACCTACGTAACTCCAGTTTACGCAGAAGAACCTACAGTATCAAACAGTTCGTCACCTGTAGCTGCTGCTACGGGTAACGTAACTAACCAAGCGATTCAATTCCAAAATACTGGTGCACCTAGTCGGCAACACTTTGCTGCTAATAACTCCTGTAACGGTACAACAATGACTGTTAGCCCGTTTTATACAGGCGGTGATGTACACACAGATACGTACCAACGCACTGCTAATTTTGGAATGAGTCTTAACTTTTCTGTACCGCTTGATGGTGGTATGGTTGAGCAATGTAAATCTATTGCTAAACGTCACGAACAAAAGATGCGTTTGGATTATGAATTAGTTCGTGCACTTAAATGTGCTGAACTAGGTAAAGCAGGTTTTATGTTTAGACCTGGTAGTCCGTACGAAAAACTTTGTCATGACATTGTACCTATTGTAGCAATCAAATCTAACACTGGATGGTAATTATGGCTAATCAACGAAAAAAGAAAGACACCAACTCTAATCAACGTGTGTTGATTTCTAGCGCTCAAGGTGCATATGACCAGGCTGATTATAGGACTGATCAGGCTATCCTTGACCAAATGCGTTCTCAAGGTAATCTAACTCCTAGAACTGAAGCGCAAATGGAACGTATTATCGAACGTATGCGTCGTCGGAGTTGGGATTAATTTAAAATGCCTAAAAAGGAATCTAGAAATTTAGCAGACCTTGATCCAATTGAGCGTCTCAAAATACAGCAAAGGTTAGAGGAGTTTGAAGTACATCAAATTCAAAAACTTCCAAAAGCTGTTTATACTGGTAGTGACTATCAAGGGCCTTCAAGACTTGCACCTGGTACTCAAGATCGTATGCCTGGTACAAGTGGTTATACACTTATCACACCACAACCAAGTTTTATAGACAATGTATTGGATTTTTTAAAGATTAAAAAGAAACCAAATCCAGCTCCTTATCGTAAACAAACGCCTCCCACTCCTAGACCTAATCCAATGCCAGGTATTATTTAAAAAATGAAAAAGAAAGCAACTGAAGATCAATTCAACGAGTTGCATAATCTTGTCACAAAGGAGTTCCTTGCCCGTATTAAATCGGGCGAGGCTTCTACTGCTGATCTAAAGGCAGCCTGTGATTGGCTTAAAACCAATGACATCAGTGGTGTTGCCTTTGACGGTAGCCCCCTAGATAAATTGGCAAACATTATGCCAACTGTTGACCCTGAACTTGTCCAACGGAGGCTCTATGGCCCGAAAGTCTAATTATAGTGGTGCTAAATACGCTAACGGTAACTATAAGTCATATCAAAAAAAGTATGACTCTAGTGAACTACAGATTAAAAAACGCACCCAATTGAATAAGGAGAATCGTAAACGTGGCACGTACGGCAACGGTGATGGCAAAGATGTTTCCCATAAAAAGAATGGTAAAACATTCCTTGAAGCAGCATCTAAAAACCGAGCACGTAAAGGTCGCGCATGACTCCCCTACTTCCTTCACCTGATCATTATCTTTATAACTTAATAGCCATGACCTCACCAGAAGCCAAGCGCCTGTGGAGGCGCTCTATTAAGGAACATTTTGACTGCACTTGTGTTTATTGTGGTAAAACTTATGACTTATCTAATCTCACTTTGGACCATGTCCGCCCTCGCTGTCGTGGCGGCTCAGACATTAAGAATGTCGTCCCAGCCTGTCTTATGTGCAATCAGAGTAAAGGAAGTAACAACTGGCTCACTTTTATGAGACAAACCTTTGGAGTTAATAGACTCCGTGAAAAACTTATTATGGAGTATATTACTTAATGGAAAGTTATGATTTATCAGGGATACCAATTTCTGATAGAGAGTTAATGGAAATTAACCAGAATCAAGTTATGCAGATTCTGGAAGAAATTGAACGTCTTAAAGCAATTGCTTCAGATAAAGCTAACCCTAACTCAAAATCTGCGGCTAAACGATTAACTAATGCTACACGTGCTTTAGCTGATGTTGTTTCAACACCTGAATTATTTGCTGGCTATACCCCTACTAAAAACATTAAATATATTGGTGAGGGGTATTATGGTGTAGGTAAGAAATTTCTTGAAGACATGCAGTTAGATCCTATGGGTTTGACTGGTGGTAAAAGTACTATGCACCATAATGATTCTCTTAAACAATTATTTGCGGCAATTTACCACCCGGACCCTAATGTACGATACCGTGTTTTACAAGGATTAAGAGAAGCAAAAGATGGTGATATTGGTTCAACTTTACAAAACCTTTCAGATACTGAAGCTAAAGGTGGTCACAGAATTTATCATGCTGACCCTATAACTGGTAGAACTGATTACAAAAACAAAGCATCTACTGTTGTAGGTGTTGGACCAGAAACCTCTGTAGAAGAACGCATTATTTTGGGTTCTGAATCTATACGTAAGCAAGGTGCAATTACTACCGCTGCACAGCAAAGCGATATTGTTAAAGCCCGAAACGCTTCAATGCTAGCTGATATTGCAGCTAATCCTGCAGGTAAAGTATTACTAGATAGATTTGGTAATCCATTAGATATTAACAACCCGCTTAGAACTCCTGAAGTAATTACAGCATTTAAAAATTTAAATATTCAATTTAAACCAGTTTTGCAAGAAGTAAATGGTAGTATACAGCTTTTAGCCGTTAATCCGTTTTCAGCCCCTGTAGAGACGATTATGAAGAACCCATTTGGGGCATCAATGGGCGCTGCTACATCTATTGAGCCTGAAGCTGTTAAATCTTTATTTCAAGGTAAACCTGAGGAAGCAGTAAAACAGGCTGCTATAGGAGCAGGTGTTGGTGCTTTAGCACAAAGCGTTTTGTCAAGTGCTACTGCTTTAGACAAAGCTCGATTGGCTCAAATACCTGGTGCTCCTGCTGCTGCTGGTGCAGTTGGTAAACTTTTAGGACCAGCTGCTGGTGCAGTTGGTGGTTATCAACTAGCTGATGCCATTTTAGAAGGTGCAACAGGAGAGGGCTATGTTGGAACTTTACAGCAAGTACAAGATAAAGAGCGTACTGCTAGGATTAATCAGCAAATGCAAGAAAGTGCTGAAATTTCAAGGCAGCAAGCTATTGCACAAGGTAAACCTGATCCCATGCGTTATTCTGATTTTATTGAAAAAATTGTAACTGATCCACTTAACGAACTTGAATACGTTGGTAAACAAGTTCTTGGTGGTCTTAAAGCTGTGGGTGGTGCAATATTGTTTGGCTTTTAATTTATGAACACCCTAGAACTACTTAGAGATGATTTCAAGCTGTTCCTGCAGGCTTTGTGGGCGCAGCTTGATCTGCCTAATCCAACCCGTGCACAATATGCCATTGCTGACTACTTACAGCACGGTCCAAAGCGTTTACAAATCCAAGCCTTCCGAGGTGTTGGTAAGTCCTGGATTACCGGTGCTTTTGTGCATTGGACTCTTTTTAACAATGCTGA